TTCACACCTGATATATAGTCCTCTACACCCTCACCATCATTTAGCCATTTACCGCGCACTCCATTTAGTTTAAGAGTCCCTAAAGTGGATGTAGCTGTCACAGTAGGAGCAGGCTCATCACCAAAACCAGCATAGTAAGTGCCGTCTATAGTTGTTCCGGGATAGGTAAAATATGTTGTTATCAAAACATCCATGTCGGTGTAGTCACCTGCAAGACCTACATCTATTACCCAACATGCCCAAGTGTCACCATAACCCCAAAAAATATGATGATCTGCAGCACCTAATTTAGTGTAATACGGATGACCGTTATGTGTACCAGTATAAAAGTAACTACCATTGAGGTCAGATGTGCCTGCTCCGGATACCACATAATAAATTGTAGATACAGGATAGTCAGCCATTAAATATCATTCCATCAGTTAATAAACTTAAAGGATTTACTAAATTATCTGTGGTGATATCACCATTAGTAATAATTGCCAGTTCATCTAAATCTGCAAATATTCCTATAGATAAAGGTGTGGAAGTATAAGTTATATTCTTCCTTAATTCATCCTTTACCACATTACGTATAGCCTTCTCTATGTATGAATTTAAATCCTTATATCTCATACACTTCCTCCTTATGAGCTAGGAACATACACTAAAACTGCTTCTAATTGTTGAATATACTCATTCTTCATACAATCTAATGAGTAACTTTTATTTACTATTCTATATACTGAATTTGTAGTAATATCTAAACCACTATTTACCTGAACTTTTACATAATCATCAGGAGATAAAGCAGGTTGATTATGAAGTTCAAAATAAATTCTATGTATATTATCATCTGCCTCTCTTACTGCTTTTGCCATAGTTTTTAATACTGAATTCTCATTATCTATCCATTCAAATTTATATTTTACATCTCCATAAAAATTTGGTGAAGTAGGTATATTTATATTTGCACCATTTATATATAGCCTTGTATCTGATGACCAACCATGACCACCGATTATAATAAATACATTAGCAAAATCTTCATAATTCTCACTTCTAGAGAATGAGAAGCATATATCTGATTCAGTGAGTGTATCTTCATCTATAGTAAAATCAATTGTTGATACTCCATGAATATATGTTGGTTTGGTTTTTAAACAATATCTTCCATATACATCTGTACCCCACATAAGAGTTGAATTACCACCACACGCATCTACTAAAGCAGTTATTACATCAGGAACTTTAGTCTCAGGAGTGAAGAGATAATTTTTTATACCTCTCTTTTTATTCATTGGTATGATAAGATTGTGCATTGTACCTACATTATTCTCTGAGTATTCTAATAAAGCCTCCTCTACTACTATCATACTATCAGGAACACCGGCACAATTTAAAATATATTCAAAAGCAGTAGTGCAATCCATGCCGTCAAAGGCACCTTGCCAATATATTAATTTATTATTTAATCTTGCATTAATCGGGTCTTGTGCGTTTAATCGTAATATACTTTGTTCTCTAGCGTCATTTATACTCTCTTTAGTATAATCTCCAGTTAAGTATCCTGTAAAATGTCTATATTCTGTTACTCCATCTAAAGATACATCTAAAATAACTTTACAATTTGGCTCAGTATTTGGTATGGTTCCAGTAAAACTCTCTATCTCAATGTCTATAGAATGATTCTGCCAACTATCATCCATTACACCGGATACTTTTTGCAGTCTCATATTATTATTATCTTGAGTTTGTACTAATGTGCTTGAGCCTGCAGTGAGTGTGGCTGTTCTAAATTCTGATATACCATAAAAACAAGCAGGCGTATTTTTACTAGTATAGAGCGTTAGTATTGGTCTGCTTTTATCATAATTTATAGTTCCTGAAGTAATATCTCCGTCGTCATCATATTCTAAATCAGTTCTATAGTAGTCTACTGCACAACAAAGAGTGCCAGGTTTGAGGCCAGGATATTGTGTTGTTTTATTTAAAGTTGCAGTATAAATTGGCGTGTAAGATATATCTGCAGGAACCTTTGTATAAGTTGTAGGCTTTAAAGTTATACCTGCAACTTTATTATATGTTAATTCCTGTAAATCTATAGAGTATGATGAGCCAATAGCTGTTACTTTTATCTTCCTACCATTAATTGTCGTCCATAAACAATCTTGATTTAAAGTATTTTTAAAGGTAAAATCTTCAGGAGCATATGTAATTTGTGTGCCAACCTCTAATGCATTAGTGATAGTATTTTTATTATATGAAGTTAATACTATGTGGTCATCTATCCACTCTATATCTAATATAATCTCACCTTCCTCTGATGAGAATAAATTTAATTCATCAAAAGATGTAAGTATTTTATATTGTTTATCATAAGCGGTTTTGGCCATCAGAGTGGTTGTTTGAATCACTGCTGAATTATACGGGTCAGTTAAACTATCAAAAAATAATTCTTGGTTTGTATCTACAGAATCTTCAGTGAGCCTTGGTATAAATAGTGCTATAGTAGTTGGATCTGCTCCTCCAGTATCCTCTGCATCATTAGGAAGATATTCTATTAATATTCCTCCACCATTTATATCTGCATTAAATTCATTTAAGTTACTTCCTATTACTGGAGGTCCATATCCACAAGAGAAGCGTATATTCCTATAGTAATCAACTGTGGTAAAATCTCCTATATGTTCATAATTATTGTAATTTCCAGTATCTCCTACTGTTTTACCTATTAATTGTATTCTTCTCACTGCATTATATTGACGTGTAGAAGGTGATAGTACCCATTTACCTGAATTGATTATAATGGTTGCATTCGATTCAGAACCTAATCCGCCTAAAGCAAAGTTTATATCAACATAAGAACTCCATCCTCTTGCTGCTACTGTTTGGTTTGATTCTTTTATAGTGAGGTGAGTTTTTATCTCTAATCTTTTTAAAGTATCTCCTGCTCCTTCTCTTCGATAATATCCTGCTGTTGGATACATACTATATGTTCCAGGCACTCCTTTTGGAGTTAGACACTGTAAGCCTTCTACATATCTTACTGATGAATTATAGAACCAACCATAACCTTCAGCTAAATCAGCACTCCATCTATCTCCTAATGCCGGCACTGTAGCCTTCCACTCACGGCCAAAGCCAAGTTTAGTAAGCAATCCATCTATATGAGGATTATCTAATTTTAAATTTGCTGATACTTTAACAAAGGCCATTACATAATCTCCGAGCTTCCGTAATAAATGTCGACCTGTCTTGGTTCACTCCATTCTCCTTGTACTGAACTATCTGACTCCCACTCAAATACATGTTCACTCTCTCCGTCAGTAAAACTTCCTGAACATTTGGCAACAACATAAATTCTTGAGGCATCTCCATGTAAATCAACACTAGAGAAGGAATCAATATAAGGATAATCAGCAGAATCTATAGCAAGATTAGCAAAAGCATAGGCTTCTCTCATATCTTTACGTGATACATATATTTTTTTATATTCTGAATCAATCCAAGCTACCCAAGGAATTCCGAATCTATCCACAAACATTTTAACTGTATCACCTCGTTTAGCTACTCTTATAAATAACCTTGCAGTATTATAAATTGAGAACCATCCAATTGATGTATCTTTTATAGTTACCCAAGGAGAAGATTTAATATGTTCTGCATTTACTAAGAATTTATTTATCTCTACATCATGGTCAGCCATCATCTCTGCTCTTGTTTTAAAATCATATAGGCTATAATTACCAACTCGTGTTACTGAATTACTCCAATACCAATTAGTCGGGTCAAAATCATCAAAACATTCAAATCCTGATACCCAACCTAACTCTTCAATTAATTCTTTTATTAAAACTCGTGAATTAGGATTTACATAATCATAAAGTGAGTTCATATATCTTGCCCAAATAGCCTCAATACCATATATATCATATTTACTTCCTGTAAATTCATTAGGATAGAGTGAAGTGTATGTTGTGTATGGTACAGTATATTCTTCTCCTGTACCATCTTTTACTGCATACTCACTAATATATTGTGCAGATAAATAATCTACTGTCTCATATAAACCGTTTGACCAACCAATAGTGATAGGTGAACAATTTGTGTCTGCACAGGTAAATCCCTGGTTTGTCTCTGCCTCATAATACATAAACGGAGTAGCAACTGGCCTTCCTCCTGCTCCGTATCTCAAATATTCTGCTACAAAAGGAGCATAAGCTTTTTGCATATTAAATTTAATGGATGTCGGGCCAGGGTCAGAATATGGAGGAATTCCACCATATTCTTTAGTAACAGTTGTGCTTCCTAATGGAGTATCTATTTTAGCTTCATAAATATATGGTGTGCCTGCATCACCTTGTAATCTATTTATTCTAATCTGATAAGTTCCGTTTACATCTCCTTCTGTAAAGCCAGGATTATTTGCAAAAATAGGATTACCATTACTTAAAGGCATAACCTCAGTAATTAAATACATATCAGCTTTGCCTGCAGGTATACCATCATATTGATATAGCCTGTTACTCTTACCTAATACAAAATCTCCTATAATACAGCCAAAACTACTTAAATCTGCCTTATGCCATTGAAAACCTGTGCCTATTCCTGTTGTTGGTATATAAGCAGGTTCTATATCATAAGACGTATTAAAATTAAATTGCAGGTAAGATATATATGTTGCCACTATATACCTCTCATTGCTCTATAGTATCCATCTACTACCTTCTTCTCAATATCTTCACCAGAATAACCATTTATATTTATTACCACATAAGAATTTGAAGCTACCGGACCACCGACTCCTGCTCTCCATGTTTTTTGCCAATATCCTCTTGCTTCTCTCACTCTCACTGGTGGCTTTAATCCTTTATACGGGTCTCCTGTAGGTTGTGAAGCTGCAGGCATTGCTTTTTGTACACCTTGCCTCATAGCTGTAGTTTGTTCTACTATTTTAGCTTTTATATCTTGCTCTAAACCAATTGAGCGTGTGGCTAATTCTTCCATCTTCTTCTCTGATTTTGTAGGTATACCGAAAAAACCTAAGCCTGCCTTCTTCTCAGTTAAATCTTTAATACGTTGATTCTCCATTCTCTCATCTAATTCTTTTTTTAATCTCTCTTTTTGTTCAGCATAGCCAAAGGTATCTTGTGGTTTTGTTCTCGGCAGGTCTGGTAGAGCATAAGGTTTAGTTTTATCTGTCTCATCAAAAGGATTACTACCAAACACTTCTGCAGGAGATTTTATACCTTTACCAGAAGCTAACTTATCTTTTATATTAAATCCTCCATATATTGCAGATAACCAGCCAGGAGGTTGTAGATTAAATAATTCTAATACATTCTCAAGCATCCATTTAGCTGCTTTTGCTCCTAATTCAAATGGTGATGCTAATACTCCAAGAGATTCTGCAAATTTTAGAACAATCTCTTTTATATAAAGTATTATCTTCTCAAATGTTGTGGCTGCTCTTCCTACTTCACTCTCAAATTTTGCTACTGCTGCTGGTGCTAATTCTTTAAATAAATCGCTATAAAATATTATTGCTTCCCATACTTCTAATATAATTGCTAGAGGAAGTGCAATCTTACCTAATATCTTACCCATACTACCTAATATCTTACCTACACTACCTAATTTAGCCTCTAGCTTTGTGATATTCAGGAAGCCACTCTCATCTTTAAAAAGGTCTTTATATATGTTTGTAATTCTAGGACCTGGTTTACTAAATCTATTTTTAATAAAATTTGTCATTCTCTCAAATATAGATTTAGGTCTACTATTAATTTTTTTTATTAGAGCTTCCAATTGCTCTTCAGTAAGGCTACCTGGTGCTTTTTTAACTTTATCAAGTTCATCTAGACTATCAATAAAAATTTTACCAAAGCCTTTTTGTTCAACACGTTTTATAAGTTTACTAACATCTTTATGAAATAATCTAACAAGAAGTTTGCTTATAGTTTTATTGCCTTTAAATATTTGAAGTAAATGACTATCCCATGCAAATGCTTTTAATGCTTTAATTGTATTAAGTGCTAATTCAGCACCAAATTTAAAACCAACTGTTCTTATGACAGGTAATCCAAATAAAAACAGGCCACCAAATAGAGCTTTTATATCTGCTTGTGATTTATCAGGTATATGTAAAAGATCCATAGTAGAGGTTGCACCTTTATTAATATTATTTATAAATCTAGCTATAGAAGCCATAATACTTGCCCATAACTTAGCAACCTGTAAAACTTCCTTCATACTATCTTTTATAAAAATCCAATCTTCTTTAAATATTCCTTCTCCTAGACTATCTCCTATTTGCATTAAGATTTGAGCTATCTGAGGTGCAATTACTTTAGCATATACAACAGCGGCATCAAATATTGGCTTCCATGCTGTCTTCATCTCTTCTATAAAAGTATTTGTTATATTAAATATTTGAGTATCCATAGCGCCTGGAAGACTTGGAAGAAGATTTATATCTATATCTTTTAATTCAGATAACCTTCCACCTAAATCATTGAAGAATTTTAATAGTATAGGAATATTACTCAATGCGAAACTAACTAAATGAGTGAATGATTTAATAAATAATGATATATTTTTAGGAGTAAAAGTGTCCTTTATAGTTTGTGCTATTGATATAAATGCTGCTCCTAAATCTCTTGCTATTGATTTTAAGTTATCTATTTTTACGAACTCATCTATCCATGACTTTAGTATATTGATACCTCGTAAGAGTTCAGGCTTCATCTCTCTACCTAGTAGAATATAAGCGGCATGAAGATTACCAGTAAATTCTTCCCATTTACCTGCTACGGTGTTCATAATTCTCTGTTGTATAGTGAATACTGAGTTAGCTCCTGCCATAGAACGTCTCATCTTATTATATTGGTCAATATTCTGTGATAAAATTCCAATAGTATCTGCTGCTCTTAAACCTACTAATTCCTGCATATCTGCTAAATCCATATTAGCATCATGAAGTGTTTTAAGTACTGCACCTAATCCTCTTGCATCCACACGGACATCCTCAACTGTTAATCCGTATTTTGCTAATGCTGTTCTACCTGCTTTAGTAGGATTAATTAATTGTGCAAAGGCCATTCTCATTTGTGTTCCAGCCATACTTGCATCTATACCTTGGTCAACTACGGTAGAGAGAGCAGCAGTTAAATCAAACAATGATACTTTTAATCTATTTGCAGAAGCTGCAACATATGGTAATGCAGTAGCTAATCTATCAGGAGTCATCTGTGATTTTTGTATTGAAGCACCTAAAATCTCAGCAACAGGAGTTCTCTCACCATAAACATTCTTCATGGCAAGTATAAGCTCAGAAGAAGTTTTTACATCAGCGTTAAAGGCTTCTGCAAAGTATATAGCCTCTTTAGTCATACCACGAATAGTGTTTGTAGCAGTTTTACCTGCAGATACGATAGTATACATACCTTCTGCTATCCCAGTAGGTGTTTTAAATGAAGGTCCTGCAAGTTCTATAGCAATATTCTGCATCTCAGTATTCAGGCTAGCAAATTGTTCCTCACTTTTTGCTGCTATAGAGGAAGCGCTTGCTATTGCCTTCTCAAATTCTGCAAAAGCATTAGTAGCTTGTCTGCCAATATATCCTGATATAGCTGTGCCTAATAAAACAACTTTTTTAGTTAAATCAATTAATTTATGTATTAAGTTTGTTACTATATTAATAACTTTAGAGGCAACATTCACACCGATATGAAGTAGTTGATTACCGAGGTGACTTATAGAATTAGCAGTCACACCTGCTACAGAGGATAGGTTGCGTGTGGAATTGGATATATTGTTAATTCCACGCGCTGCACCAGAATCTTTAAAGCTAGCAGATATTTTTAAATCATAGTTTGCCATAGATAGATCACCTTTTAAAAAAAAAGCAGCAGGAATTTATACACTGCTGCTAAGAGTTCTATGATAGTTTTACCATTTACCGGATTCTTTTAAATATTCCTCAGTCTCGGCTACACCTTTTATCTCATATTTACTTAATGATATTGCATTTGGTTTATTAGGATTTGCATGCCTTTGGTTTGGTTTTTTAGTATCATTCATCTGCTCTTCTTCATACTGTGCTTTAGCTGCAAAGTAATCACACCACTTCATAATAACCTCTGCAGGCTCATCTAATAATAATCTTCTTGTATATCCAGGAAGCTGTGTTAGTAGAGAACATATAAAAGCTTCAGGTGGCATATCTCCTTCTTCTGTAATAGCTTCATATACTAAATCTCTATAACTTTTTTTGAATCATTTGCTCCACCGTAGGCATTTGCCATAGCATCTACAATCTCAGTTATAACATCAGGCGGGAATGATTTAATTACATCTTCATTCACAAAATCAATAACTGTTCCATCTGTAGTCTCTAAATTATCTATTTTTGCTATACATTTTACTATATACTCAATCATAGCATCATTATTCTCTGTATCTTCATTTTTAGCAAGCTTCTCTTGGAATTCTAAAAGTTCACCAAAAGTAATAGTTTTTAGATGGAATGTTACATTCTCAATAGTAAATGATATATCCTTTTGAAAGTTTTTAAATTGCATATTGCACCTTCCTTTATTAGTTTTTGGAGGAGTATTTTATTAGAACACTCCTCCATTTTTTTAAGCTATAGCCAACGTGATAATAGAGAGGTCATCTGTCTCTGATTCAGCTTCAACAGTATAAGTAATTACGTCTGCACCTGAACCTGACACTGACGTATCTAATGAAGTAATGTGTAAACCATTCCCGCCAGTCATATCAAGTGTGAATGTTTGTGGTGAAGTCTCTTTGTTAACTGCTGTAGCCAAAAATGTTACTGTGTTCTCACTCATATCATCAGCAACAAAATCATGATAGCCAGGCATCTCTTCAAATTCTGCAGATAGAGTAACTTTAAAACCACCATTAATAAAAGCTTCAGGTAATCTCTTAGAACCTACATCCTTTAAATCTAATGATGTTTTAGCTACTAATTCATTTGTAATAGTAACAGTATATCTTTGGCAACTATAATTTGTGGAGTTAAACTGTACATCTCCACCATACCATGAGAATATTGAACTAGTGATATTCGCTGCTTCATCTCCTGATGTGGTTGTACTCCATGCTGAGTCTAATCCTACCCAATTATAAGTAACCATCACGAAGCCTGATACTTCACTTGATATCTCCATAGATGCTAAATAACAATTACTATCTGTTCGTGTACCATTTGTCTCAGTGAGAACTCCACCTTTAATTGCTTTGATAACAGTTGGTAATGATCCTGCTTTACTTGGAATAAGTAAATTACTTGCAAACAGTGCGTTATTTTGTAATTTTGTGGTAGCTGAACCTGTCGGATAACCCATAGCTCTATCAGATGTAGTGTTACCATGAATTCCACGGTTCTCATTATAATCTGAACCTTCGTGTGAGAGTGTAAAACTCTCCATTAAATTAAATGCTGTGAATGTAGCGCTTCCTGCTATATCATGCTCTAAAAAACCTTCTGCTGCAACTCTTCTAGCCATGTTAAAACCTCCTTATGTAAAACACTAAAAAGTGTTATTGGATTATGTACAATTAAAAATTGATAAAGCGACTTTTACTACTTCCATCTCCCAAACCTGTTCATTAGCATCCCGTATAGATACTGCCTCACTACCTGTATGGATTGCTGTATTCCAACCATTCTCACCATCTTTTTTAAAATTGGTAAAAATATGATTTAGTATATTAGAAGCAAAATTATTAGTATATTCCTCTAATTGTTCAGGATCATAAGGCCATCTTGATATACATACACAATGTAAATTTATTACAGTATGATATTGTTGCTTACCTAGTTCGGGCATGGTATCTGCTATGGAGTCACGATATACAAATAATGAGAAGTTATCAGACAGGTTCTCCATTCTCCTCACACCTTTGTATATTTGTATCTCTTCAGGTATGCCATCATTCAGGTGAGAATCATCTCTTAAATTTTTTATAAAATTATCTATTATAGCATTACAATCTATCATGACTCTTCACCAAATAATAAAATTATCTTCTTCATTATATCATCTACAGTGCTCTCATTATATCCATAAAAACCACGTGCAGGCATTCCAGGAGAAGCTACTGATTTAGCAAAAACCTCTTTACCATCTATATTAAATTTTAAGAATTTTTTTGCTTTTGGCATAATAGTTGTTGCCTTTGTTCCGTAATGAATATAAGCATATTTTGATATATTACAAGATATAGTAACTTTATCTCCTGAATATCTTACAGCATTTGTTGGCGGTGAGAAGCCAGAAGAATGTTTAAACGATATCCATTTACCTTTTGATACTGAGCCTACTGTGATATCAGGTGCTGTTCTATTCTCTACTGCTTCATTTATATCATTTTGTATATCATCTGCTGCTATCTCTAAAATTGTTCTCTTTTGTTTTAAAGTACGCTCTATACCACCACACCCGAGTAAAAGTTTATCTATACCTTTTACTATAATCATCTATTATCAAATCCATACGCTGAATTTGGAGCAGGAGTTACTGAAGGTTTATGTATATCTGTACTAGTAAAATCAAATGATATAACACCTTCTGCTATATCATTAAAATATTCTTTTGAAGTTTTACACTCCTGTCTTAAGGCGTCTAACAGTCCTTCATGAGAACCTGTTGAGAAGGCCATACTTCTCACTGCCATATATGAAGCACATGTTGCTATATGAACTCGTACATCTTTAGGAGGAGAACTCTCTGAGAATGGCATATTATCACCATATCTCTTACGAAGAACTGCTTTTGCCTGTGAAGATGTGGTCTCAATGGCAGAATCTAATATATCTAATTCTTGCTTTAAATGTTTATCTATATCCCAAAGGTATTTTTTGCAATCATAGATAGAACACCAACAGTTTGATTTTAGAGTATCATCAGTAAAAGGCATCTTACACCTCACCTTTGCTCTTCGGCTTAGTTCTTCCATCTAACCATTTAGTCATATAATCACGAGAATTATTATCATTACCTTCACCTTCAAAACATGCTAAACATTTTTTGGTGTCCTCATTAATTATATATATCTTCCTTGGCTCATTTAAAGCATATTCTCTTGCTAAAACATACGCTTCATTAACATGTATGTGTTCTTTATAAACCTTCCTGTAACTTCTTATCGTGCAGTATACCATATAAATCTTCCTTTATTTATCTTCCTCTGATTGCCGTGCGGAGTAGTTTTATTTTACTCCGCACGGCCAATAAAGGAAGTGATGAACAGTTTGATTAGAATGGAGGTGCCACTTTTATCAAACTACTTGTATTTTACTTATCAGGTAGAGGTGACATCAGAATATACATATGTGCCTTTTGCAATTCCGACTTCAGGACCAATTGTACTCTCTGCAAATATCTGTATTCCACCTGGCTCTGTAACAAGTTCCTTAGCTCCAGAGAAGAATCCATAGGTATTCTCAGGCGCGCTCAGTGAGAGAACTTCACATTCACGGATATATCTTCCTGCGCGTGAGGCGTTGGAATCTATAAAGATAGCAACATTATCACCGACAAGTTTGGTAGAGCTTCCAGTAACAGGATGAATATAAGCTGCATCAACAAGCTCAAGATTCATACCAAAGACCTTCGGTAGTCTCCCGTCAATAAAGATGCCTTGTTCAGTTACTCTTACTCCTGCAACTATCTCACAAGCAGTAATGTAACCAAATGTGGTTGAATTCATAATAACAGTATCAGCATTCATGCCAGAAGTTCCTATAGCTGTTGCAGCACTAGCAAAATCAGTCTTGATTGCATTGAGTGTTGTAGCTGCCACGGCTGCTGTTGAAGGTGATGTGGCCCAAGATGTAGCAACTGTAGTATCAATAACTGTGGTATCATCAAAAATATTTAATGTTACAGTGGAGTTATCTACACCTGGAGTGTAGTAAGAGAGAGAGCCAACAAGCGCTCCTGCCTCTATCCATGCCTTAAAATATTCATACTCAAGTGCAAGTTCATTAACAGCAATCGCAATTTGAGCATCTGAGGACGGATTAGCTTGTCCAGGTGCTCTTTGGTCACGGAGAACTTTAGCACTTAAGTCCTTCTTCCTGCGATATGTAAGTGCTCTATAGGTAATAGGCATCAAGGTGCTAGGTGAGCTTGCTTGTGGCTCGCCATCTCGTGAATTTACTCTTGGCCGGATTTGACTGTATGATAGCAAGTCATATGATATAACATCGCCGGCATTCGGATTGGCTGCAAAATTAAAATACTTATCTAACGGACTCTTAAATCCATCATATAATTCATAGTATGCAGCAATAACTTTTGGTTGTAATTGTAGTGGTGTACTCATTGTTTAAACCTCCTTATATAAAAATTTATATTAATCTAAATCTTCTTGTGCGTATGAAGCATCAGCAAAATCATTTGTCAGAACAATAACGTCTCCAACAAGATTAAATGTGCTTAGTTCAAATCTTACAATCGGGTCATCAGCTATTGAGTCAGGAATATTCAGATTAGATTCATGAATAACTCCATCCACAACCATGCTTGCAATTGTGGCTGCAGCAGTACTATTATTGGTTGCGTCTACTCTAATCTCAACATCTTCTGCCAAAACTCCTCTTACTGAATAGTTATATACGTTAGAGGTATCATTGCCAGTTCCGTTCTCTTTTACTTCAATCCAGTCTCCTTTAGCTAAAGAACCAACACTTGATACAGTAAAAGTGTTAGCATTATAGTCAATATCAGATACTGTACCCAAATCAACTACTCCACCTGTCTCCGGGCCTGTAGCATCAATGTATTGTACGATATCTCCATCTGCAAACGGCTCTGCATCGACTACAGTAGCCACAGAAGACTCAACTTTGGTAACTAATGCTCTGCGCACTGGCTTCATAATTCCTGCATCATTGCCTGCGCCTAATACCGCTGACAATACGGTTCCTTTTGGTATCACATAACTGGTATGGTCTAGTGGATCTCTTGAATCTTCTGAGAGTGTGATTGTAAGTTTGCGATTGATTACTTCAAAAGGATTGTCTGCAAAACTTCTTCCGCTTCTTGAAATTGTAGATATACTTGCCATTGTTTGTAAACCTCCTTATGTAAAAAAATTATTTTTGCATTACTCTTTTTGCTATCTCTTTTGCCTGCTCATCTGATACATCATCTGTAGTAATATCACCATCAAATTCTATACCTTCCTTCTGTGTATGAAGAGTGACATTAGATTTTAAAACTTCAATAAATTCATCTTTTAATTCCTTATTCTCATAAATCCTCTCTATATAGGTTGAGACTTTATCTTTAGAAGCAGGAGGAACAAAGCCTCCAGCAACCAAATCATTTATAGTTAGAGTTATCTCTGAGTTTTTGACAACCTGTTTTAGCTCCTCAATCTCTACTTCTTTTTGTGCTAGTTCCTCTGCAAAAGTTGATACTTCCTCTTCGACCTCTTCTTCAATCTCTTCTTCAATCTCTTCTTTAATCTCTTCTTCAATCTCTTCTTCGGACTCTTCTATAGACTCTTCAATCTCTTCTTCTACAACCTCTTCATTTAAGGCTACAATCTCATCAAATTCTTTAATAACATCCTCATTCTCAACATTTTTAGTAAATAATTCTCTGATCTTATCAAATATACTCATATTTTTTAAACCTCCTTCATTAAAAATATCCTCACTATTGATCACAACTAAATTAAAATTTAAGCCTTTGACAGCAGGATTATGAACTGCAGCCACGGCAGGCATCATCATACCGACAGATTCACCATCTATTGAATAATCAGGATAAATCTCTGTGCTTAAATATCGTATTTTTTTATTTTGTATATGTGGTATGACCTCATCTGGTTCAGTTACCTGTATATCTGAGAATAATATACCATCTTGTAAATACATATTTTTTACATAACCTAATGTATCCTCTCTTACATCACGGTTCTCAGGCTTACCTTCATAATCAAATCCATGCATAGGAAGGAAGGTAGGCTCAAATCCTTTTTCCATCTGTAATCTTTTAAAATTATTTATCATAGTTTTAAAAGATTCTTCAGAATAAGATTGAGAATTATAGTTACCTGTCTTCATAATTGGTAAACCAAATAACATTTTACTTTGGCTATCATATAAAACATTATAATTATCTAAATTGGATACATAATATTTTGATTCAGCCATAGAATCACCTTTTAAACTAGTTTGTTGAATTTATCCTTCATCTTCTGAATATCCACATCAAATTGTTTTATATCTTCTATCTCTGATATACTCTTCATTCCACTAGCTATATTAGTATAAATAGTAGATAGTTCACTTAAATCATCATCATTTAGTGGCTCAAACAACCATTCACCTGCTTCAATCTCTCCATAGTTATAAAGCAAAATATCTCTTATGACCTGTTCCTCTATGACTGCTTTTATCTCATCTCTCAGGCCATTTAAAACTTCATGGAAAACATCAAGATTTGTCTCTGCCTGTGCTCTTGAAGAGTTAGTCGGATTCTCCACTAAAAGATTCGGTGTTAGTAATGATAAGAATAATTGTGAGTCATAATATTTTAATATCCATTCAAAAAATTCACCTGAACCATTTACCTCTACTAATTCCATGTTAATAGCTTCAGGATTTTGTACAGGAATTGCTAAAGCTTGTCCAGGCTCAAGCCAGTCCCAAAAGTTTGTTAGAATAGATGCTATAGAGGATACTTGTCCTGATATCGGGTCTTCTAATTCCTCAATCGGACAGAAGAATAATGGAGTAGGCATAGCTAACTTCTGAGAATATGTGTTGGCAAAATCTTGAATATAATTTTTAGAATACCAAGCCTTCCGTGCAGATTGTAATAATGATGCTCCTGTTACTTCTTCTTCTAATTCAGAATGAAGTGCTAAATAAAGTATATTATTAGCATCATGTTTTACTGATGCTCCACCAATTTTATCTGAATATTGTGTGAACTCCATCTTACCATTCTTACCTACTGTGATACCACATGTGCCTCTCCAATCAAAGAATGTTAACGGATGCAGCAAAGGAAGTGCAGATATATACCACAGGTTATCTTGTGCTGACCAAATCTTCTCAGATACACTAAAGCCTGCCCATAAAGAAGATAATAAATTAGAGAATAACTTGTTTGTGCCGCCAGGAATATATGATAAAATTTGGTTAACTTCTTCTGCAACCTTCTCATTCGGATGAGTATATATGCCTTTTTTACTTATAATTATATTCCGTATTACTGTTAATGTTAATTTTATAACATTATCAAAACGTGACATAATATAGAATTCTCCAACTGCCTGCCGCTTACTTGGAAAAGTAGTATACGGTCCTTTGGTTGGAGATTCCCAAGAACTCAAAGACAAGCCTTTTGCCTTACTTAATTTAGGTGTTTGGTTAATAGCCATATGCACTCCTGTTTAAGATTCAATTTATGTGCTAAAAAATCCTTCTTATATAAGTTTTTTTATAAAAACTTGTATTTTTTATTGGCTACCATCTTGCAACTTTATTCCTTGAACTCACTGATAAGGTGGCTGAAGATATAGTTTTAGCAGAAGTGAAGCCATTATATATACAATAACGAAGTGCATCTAATGTATGGTCAGAACCTTTTATTGGATTCCGATCAGTTAATGCCTCATGAGTAGTTGGATGAGTGTGCCAAGAGTAACTTTTTGATTCAGATATAGTATAAATACATTCACGGTTTATAAGTAAATGATGTTGGTGATTTAATACCTCTTTTATACCTGGTAACACATCATTTTTTGCAGGAATTATTTTTACTCCGCCTTTTTTTAATATAGATATTGCATTAGCATCTTCAGGATCAGCATAAAACATCTGCACACCGATTCTATCCTGTATCTCTTTTATGAGTGGAAGGAATTCATTAGTATTTAAATCTCTCTCATAAAATTCTTCTAATAGATAGAGTTTATCATCTAATTTGTTATGACCTATGATAATAGCTGTAGTTGGTGCTGAGATACCGAAATCTATTCCACCGTATATTTTATCAAAGTTTTTATATGGTGGTTTTTTGTCAAAATAGTTCTCAAAATCATAAACTCTTCCTGAGAATGACACAAATGAGCCTAATACCTCCTGCTCGTGGAGTTTAGAGCCAGGTGGAAAAGTTCGTTCAAGAAGATTTATATAATCTTGTGATAATCCAAAACCTAAATTATCATATGAACTCCAATTAAAATGTGCATGTTGTTTGCTTGGATTCTCAATAAATTCCTCATATAACCAATTGGCCTTACCTTTAGGAGTGCTAGCACACATAATTCTATTAGGATATTTACTCTGTCTGACTCTACCGTATGCATTTTGTGCTGCTTCAGGTAACAATAATGCTGCTTCATCTATAGCTAATAAAGCCACTTCTATGCCACGGAATGCATCAGGATCAGAACCATGCATGTAGTAAAGAGTAGAACCGTTGGAGAATACTATCTTCTTCTCTGAACGGTTATGTGATTTTACTGTAGATTCAGGTAAATATGATAATATCTCATATATTTTTACTAATGCAGCTTTTATTAACATAGGTACAGTAGGAGCAACTAATAATCCTGTGGCTCCTGCATATTGTGGTGAGAGTAAATGCCGTATAATATCAAAACAGATGAGTGTTGTTTTACCTCCACCTAATCCGCATGAGAGCAGGCGATATTTAGCAGGAGAAGCTAAGAACTCCTGTTGTTGTGGTATACATGTAAATTTGTTACCGTATTCTAAGAATTTTTTATTCATCATTTTTTGTGTAAAGAATATCTGACTCTCCATATACCGGAATCATTATTGAATGAGAAGAATTATCCACATTCACAGATACAGTGGCTCCTGGATGTTCATTTACTAATTTAATTAATTCTAAAGCTAGTTTATAATCATCATGCTCTATTAATCTTCTTTGTATAACATCATACGCCACTAAAATACACTCTGAACATCTTTTACGTGTCTCTCTATTTATAAATCTCTCTTCCAACTCTTTATATTCATCAGACGCATGAAGTCTATCTACGTAACTTTTACTTCTATTTACCTTTTTTGCTAAATCTGCTACTGTAAGTGACGGATCTTGTGCTTTTAGAATCAACATCTGCTGCATAATGTACTCTTTTGGCACACGAATCTCAGCATCTTTACCTGGCTTTGCCATATGCTTAACTCCTTTATTTTAATAGTAAATCTAAAACAAAAATGAGAATTTTATAAGCTACCTCTATAATATGTTTTTTATCTTCTGAGGATAATGAGGAGGTAGATACACGTGACTCCTCAATCTCATCATACTTCTGCTCAATAGCTAATAATAATTGCTCTTTTGTTCTTCTTTTTTTATTATAATCTTTAACATAATACCCGTTCATCGTACTAAAGCCTCCATTGTGCAGCCAGAATTAATTGTGGCAATTATTTTTTTATAATGTGAGTAATTACCACTATATTTTTTTTATTTGCTCTAAAAGCCTTGTGTTAGTTGAGAACCTATTTGATATTGGTGCAGAATTTATATTGTGATTGTAATAAAACCTCATTATATCAGCAGCAATATCTATATGTTCTTGTGTAAATTGTGACCATAAAGAATTCTCATATATCGGAATACCTTTTTGTTGTTCCATTGATACATATTCTAAATCTTGTAACTCTACAACATCCATGCTATCATCTAATATCTCAGGTAAAAAATTAGTAGTGATAACCGGCTTCCCGTGTGCTCTTGCCTCAGCTATAGTATATTCAAATCCTCCACACTTAAATAAATGTATTAAGGCGTCTATTGAATTATAAAGTTTACTCTTATCTACCTCATTTATAGGAGTATTTTGAATTAAAATATGTGGTAATGATTCTTCTACTCTATGTTGCTGTCTTGCCAATTTTAAATATAGATTAAAAATATATTTAGGTTGGTTTATATTAGTTTTTAGTATTAGAGATACATCATCTTTAGAAGTGAATGCCTGTATATAAGCTGTTAACATCTCATATATGCCTTTTTTTGGCATCCATGAGGATAAAAATAAAAATTTATAAGACTTGGCATTACTTATAATTATTTGTTCTTCTGTGAGTGCTTTAGGCACTATAGGATAGATAATATGTATTGGTATAACTACTCCTGCTGCTATTAAAGTATCTTTACATGAATAAGATATAGTATAAAGTTCGTCTGCTTCATTACATTTGTGAATAAAATTCTTATCCTGTAAATTCTTTGTCTCCGTGGTAGTGTAAAGAATATGTTTGTATTTAGAATATCTTTTAAATTTTGATGGTATAGATACTGTTATGTGCGGATAGGCCTCAGGCATATCTGTATGTAAATCAGCAGGCGGTAAACACTCATAAGAGAAGTTTGCATTACCGAATCTTGGATTAAAGGATGTTTGAGTATTGAAGCATATCGGAATATGATTATCAATTAAGTAATTAGCCATATAATGAGCTAATCGTGAATAACCTGAATAATTGTTTAAAGCTTCTATACATATCATCTTTACACTTCCTTATTGGTTTAATATTCAATTTAATTTATAAGAATTCCTTCTTACTGACAATTTTTTGATTCTCTCTGGTAGAAGGAGAAGGCCAAAAAAAAGAGGCCAACTGGATATAGAGCAGGCTTGACAAAAAAGGAAGTGTCCTGGTATACTTAGAGTGCTGAGAAGAGAAGAGAAGGAGAATAGAGTCCTTGAGTTAAGCTTGAGAGAAGCTTGAGCTAAAATTGGCTAAAAAAAGCGTAAAATCTGGTCTATACACCTGCAAAACAACATAGTAGAATAATAAAGGAGAAGATAATGATGGAGCAAACAAGTAAGGATATGAAGTTTATGCAGAGAACTATCAACAAGGCATATTCGGGCAAGATAACAATGAGTGAGGCTATAGATAAAATCTTGGATTATAACCATCAGCAGGTTATGGCTATGTTGGAGAATATCCATGAGGATGTTAAGAACAACAAAATTAGTATGGCAGATTTTGAAAATGAAGAGGATGCAAGGCGTTATATAAATGATGCTGTGGAGCAAAAACAGACTCGTATGAAGAACATGATGGAATATGTCATTAATGGTGGTATTCCAAACTTTTAAGGTCCAACACAAATATAGAGAGGAAGAGAATAACAAGGCTCTATATGGTTGAGGTAATATAGAGCCTTGTTATTGCCAGCCATAAGAAGGCTGAGTGATATTATTCTTCTTTTTATAAAGATATTCCTTGTATAACTTTTTAGCTTAAACTTATACA